GCTTATAACACTACAACTGTTTATAATACTACAAGGTCTACACCTACAGTTTATTCAACATCAACAGCTTATCTAACAGAAAGAGGTACGACGACAGCGTATACTACGTCAACTGTTTTTAGTACTGGTCGTGTTACTGATAGATCAACACAAACTAATAGAAACACTGCAACAAGTAGAGGAACATCAAAAAGTACGACTACTACATTTGGAACTTCAAGAGGAACAAGCACAAGTAGAACAACTACTTTTAATACGAGTACATTAACTCAAACAAGTAGAACAACTACCTTTAATACTTCTAGAAATACAGTAGAACAAAGAAATACAACAACAACATATGTAACTGCTACTACATTTGGAACAAGTAAAACTACAACTAGATCAACTACTACAACATACGGAACTAGTAGAACTACTATATTTAATACTAGTACAATTACAGCGTTTACAACTACAACTGCTTTTACAACAACAACAACTTATTCTACAACAACTGTATTTAATACATCTACAACATTTACAACAACTTTTAATACAAGCACGGTAACTGCTTTTACAACAACAACTGTATTTAATACTAGTAGATCTACAACAAAAAGCACTAACACAACGTTTTCTACAAGTCGTAATACTACAACTACTTTTTCTACTAATAGAAATACAACAGAGCAAAGATCAACTACTACAGTATATACTACAAGCACGGTATATAATACTAGTAAAGTAACATCTACAAGTAGAGTAACAACTGTTAGTACTAGTAAAAGTACAACAACAACATTTAGTACAAGTAGAAGTACTACTGAGCAAAGAAGTACTACTACTGTATTTTCAACAACTACAGTTTATAATACAAGTACTACTACCACTAGATCAACAACTACAACGTTTGCTACTAGTCGAAGCACTACGACAACATTTGCTACTTCTAGAAACACATTAAGCACTGATCAGATATTTAGAAATACAAGTAGAAGTACTAACACTATTACTATAACAGCTTATACAAGTTTTTATAATACATCGTTTAGCACAAGTATAGGAACTATAACAACATATACGACAACATTTAATACTAGTACTAGCACTACAACAACGTTTAATACAAGTAAAAGCACTACAACTTCTTTTACAACTGCTTATAATACTAGTACAACTACAACTAGAGGTACTGCTAGAGATACTACTACTATTTATACAACAACATTTAATACTAGTACACAGACGTCAACAACTACTATAACAGCGTTTAATACGTCTACAACGTTTACTACTACGTTTAATACTAGCACAAACACTGTATTTAATACAAGTACTACAACTATAACGACGTTTAACACAGCTACATCAACTGTAACAACATTTAACACGTCACATCCTACGATAACTGTTTATAATACAACTACTGCTACTACTAGAACAACAACTTATAATACTAGCACTAGTACAGTTACAACTTTTAATACATCGTTACCAACAGTAACTACGTTTAATACGAGTACAACTACTACTACAGTTTTTAACACGACAACAAGTACTACCACAACGTTTAACACGTCAACAAACACTGTGTTTAACACTAGTACTAATACGATTACAGTTTTTAATACAACTAGAACAACAACTTTTAACACTAGTACTACCACAGTAACTACATTTACTACTACAACTACTTTTAACACTACGTTTAGCACAAATACAGTTACTAATACAACGTGGTACAACCCTTCTACAAAAGCTGGTCAACTTGGAGAGCAGCCATTTAGCTCGGGTAGGTAGAAAAGTGTAAAAACGTGTAACTATAATAATACTAATAAAATAAAATTTAATTATATGGAAATGTTTAATAAAAAGGAGCTAGACAAACGTATAGGTCCTCTTAAAAAAACCAAAAGCCTTTACGATTTAGAACAAGTAGAAGGTTATTTAATAAGACGATGTGCCGAAATAGGCATTGAATGTGCTTATGATGTTATGGCAGAAGAAATGCCATATTTCAAAACTTTAGCTTATACAGAATATGCTGGTTGTTTATATTTACAGCCATTAAACTATAAGTTAAGAAACGAGCAAATGATAGATGCTTGGTATGATAAAGAAGAAGTTGGTTATCCAACTTTAGATTATTCTTCATGGTTTATAAATAAAGTAGTTAAAAGCGATAGTAATAAATATATTGATCGAGAAGATGTTACTAAAGATTATACAGCCAAAGATAACTTAGTTGTACTACCAGGTTCAAACAAAGTTAGGGAAAACGTTTGTTTAAATAAATTAAAACATATTAAACAACAACACGGTGATAATGTTTATTTTAAACCACACCCTATAACTACACATCAAATAATTGGTGAGTTAAAAGATTTTTTTGGCGAAGAGTGTATACTACCTAGAAACGCAGATATGTATTACTTTTTGCAAAAGGCAAAAAATGTATATACAACACATATAAGTGAAAGCTGTATATACGCAGCTGTATTGGGTAAGTATATACAACCAATTGATGTTTGGAACAATATACAAAGAGGATCATTTTATTGTATAAATAATCATATATTCAAAGAGCAAGTACAAGCTAAAAAGTTTATAAACTATTGCTTTTCAAGTTACAAATCAGGTATAATAAACCCTGCAGTTGATAAGAACTGGAAAAAGAAAGTAGATCATTATTTAAAATATATAATGTTGAAAAGAGAGACGTATAAAAATTGGTATTTAGCGTCTGAACCTAGAAAAAAGTAAAAAGCGTGACAATTGCGTGATAATATAAAAGTGAAATTAAATTAAATAAAAATGACAAAAAATAAAAAACAAGCTGCAAAAGCTACACAAGTAACTAAAGAAGAACTACAAAAAGTACAAACTTTAGTAAACAACATTAACAACACTCAATTTAGGATTGGTGAACTAGAGTTAGAAAAAACAAGTTTAGTAAGCATGGCAATAAATGCTAAAAACCAATGGATGGAACTACAAAATAAATTGAGAGATAAATATGGTGATGTTGTTGTTAATATTAATGATGGTTCTTTAAAACCTAGAGAAGATGAGCAGGTTAATACGAAAAATTAGTATAGGTAAGGACTATAAAAATGAAGCTATGCACTACTCCGTAGGCCAAGAGGTTTATGGAGGTCATACCATCATTGATATACAAGAAGAAGACGATAAATATAGTATTTTTATTCAAAAAGGTAAAGATGTTATTCCATGGAAAGATTTTAATAAAAACATGGCAATAGCTGTAGAATACAACTTAGAGTATTAATGCAAGGTTTATATAACTTTATTGTAAAACCAAAAGGAGATATATACAACAACACTAAAAAAATAGCTGGTGTTGATTTAATATTAAATAATAATTTATCTGAATTTAAGTATATAAATAGAAAAGCTATTGTTTTAGCTTTACCTAAAATGATACAAACAGATATTAAGGTTGGCGATGAAATAATAATACATCACAACGTTTTTAGAATATGGTATGATTTAAAAGGTAAACAAAGAAACTCAGCTAGTTATATTAAAAAAAATTTATATACTGTATCGCAAGATCAAATATATTTACACAAAGTAGGTAAAAATTGGTTAGCTTATAAAGGGTTTACTTTTGTAAAACCAATATTAAATAAAGATAAATTTAATTTAGGTATAGAGCATGCTAGTAAAGGTATAGTTAAATATACAGACGGTACATTTAACAAAGAACAGCTAGTTGGTTTTAATCCTCGTGTAAATCACGAGTTTATAATAGATAACGAGTTACTTTATAAAATACCTAATGTAAACATTGAAATTATATATGAGTACCAAGGAGACGAAGAAGCGTATAATCCAAGCTGGGCATAAAGCTGTTGAAGAGCTTATTAAAGTTGCTAAAGAAAAAATAGTAGAAACAGAAGATGATGTTTCAGCTGATAGATTAAAAAACGCCGCTGCTACAAAAAAGCTGGCTATATTTGATGCTTTTGAAATATTAAATAGAATACAGGAAGAAGAAGATATGCTAAATGGCGTTACTAAAGAAGAAGCTAAAGTAAAATCATTTAGTGGTTTTGCTGAAAAAAGATCTAAGTAATGTTGTTTGAGGTAGTAAATCCAATAAAAATAAATACCATTAAACGCCTTAACAAAGGCAAAAAATGGAAATATGGTTACAATAAAGATCATGATATTGTTGTTATAAGTAAAAACGGAACTATTGGTGATATTTATAATATACAAAATCTTAAAATCGCTTTACCAAAAACGCCTAAAAACATACATAAGTTTAATAGTGGCAAATGGGAAGTAACTGATCAACCTAAAGCGTTACAAAGGATTAAAACTATATTTGACTGGAAAGAATATCCTGATAATTTTAAAAGTCAATATATAGATTATATAGACGAGGAATTTAAAAGAAGAGATGAGGGTTTTTGGTATTACAACAACGGTATACCAACTTACTTAACAGGTACACACTACATGTATTTACAATGGAGTAAAATAGATGTAGGTAAACCAGATTTTAGAGAAGCTAATAGATTATTTTATATATTTTGGGAAGCTTGTAAAGCTGATAACAGATGCTACGGTATGTGTTATTTAAAAAATAGAAGATCTGGTTTTTCATTTATGGCTTCAGGTGAAGTAGTTAATATGGCTACAATATCAAGTGACTCTAGATATGGTATATTATCTAAAACAGGTCCTGATGCTAAAAAAATGTTTACTGATAAGGTCGTACCAATATCGGTTAATTATCCATTTTTCTTCAAACCGATACAAGACGGTATGGATCGACCTAAAACAGAATTAGCTTATAGGGTTCCAGCTAGTAAATTAACTAGAAGAAAAATAGAGCTTGGTAGTGATCAAGCTGACTTAGAAGGACTTGATACAACTATAGACTGGAAAAATACAGGTGATAATAGTTATGATGGTGAAAAATTAAAACTATTAGTACACGATGAAAGTGGTAAATGGGAAAGACCTAATAACATATTAAATAACTGGCGTGTAACAAAAACAACGTTAAGGTTAGGTTCTAGAGTTATAGGTAAATGCATGATGGGTTCAACAAGCAATGCGCTTGATAAAGGTGGTGATAATTTTAAAAAAATATACTATGACTCAGATGTTACCAAAAGAAACCGCAATGGACAGACTAGCTCGGGATTATATAGTTTGTTCATACCTATGGAGTGGAACTACGAAGGATTCATTGATTCTTATGGACTACCTGTACTCGAAACACCTGAAACAGAAGTTGAAGGACCGTATGGTGACTTTATAGATGTAGGTGTTTTAGAACATTGGCAAAACGAAGTTGATGGTTTAAAAAATGATCAAGACGGTTTAAATGAATTTTATAGACAGTTTCCAAGGACAGAAGATCATGCGTTTAGAGATGAAACTAAAAACAGTATATTTAATTTACAAAAAATATACGAGCAAATAGATTATAACTCTGATATAAATAACAGAGCATTAATTACTAGAGGTAATTTTCAATGGTTAAATGGTGTAAAAGATACAAAAGTACAATTTTATCCTGATTTAAATGGTAGGTTTTTAGTTAGTTGGGTACCTAACCAACAACAACAAAACAGTATTATAATAAAAAATGGAATTAAATACCCTGGTAACGAACATATGGGTGCTTTTGGCTGTGATAGTTATGATATATCTGGAACAGTTGATAAAAAAGGTTCAAAAGGATCGTTACACGGTTTAACTAAGTTTAGCATGGAGGATGCTCCACCTAATCACTTTTTCTTAGAATATGTAGCTAGACCACAAACTTCAGAAATGTTTTTTGAAGATGTGTTAATGGCATTAGTTTTTTACGGTATGCCTTTATTATGCGAAAATAACAAACCTAGATTACTATATTATTTAAAAAGACGTGGTTACAGAGGTTTTAGCA